CTTAAATATAAGAATAAGATTGATGAAGTTAATAAGGAGTTTTCATTAAAAGTAGAACTACCAATACTTAAAACAGAAAAAGAACTTGAAGTTGAACTTGATGAGGAGCTTGTTGAAAAAGAGATTGTTGAGGAAATAGATAGCAAGTTATCTATAAAATAAAGCTATGAGAAAAATAATAATACTACAATCAAATATCCTAAATAGAAAAATTACTCTTACCTATGTATGGTAGTAATTATTATAGCTCTAGCTATTATGGACAAAACTATAGAATTCTTAGTGTAACTCTTACCTTTACTTTTACAGCTGATGGTATTGTTAAGGAAATTAATACAAAAACATTTACATCTGATGGTATTGTATTAGCCCAACAAACTGAGACATTTACAGTTGATGGATTGATAAAACAAGTAGTAAGCAAAACATTTACAATAGACGGAGTTGTTAAAGAGATAAATACCAAAACATTCACAGTTGATGGAATTGTTAAAGAGATTAATACTAAGACTCTTACAGCGGATGGAATTGTAAAAGAAATAAATACAAAGACCTTTACTGCCGATGGAATTGTTAAAGAGATTAATACTACAACCTTTACTGCCGATGGTATTGTAAAGGAAATAAATACTAAGACTTTTACAATAGATGGGGTTGTAAAAGAGATAAATATAAAAACATTAACTATTGAGGGTGTTGTAAAGCAAATAGTTACAAAGACTTTTTTAGTTGATGGGGTTGTAAAAGAGATAAATACCGAAACTTTTACTGCCAATGGCGTTATAAAGCAAATAGTTACTGAAACTTTTACAGCAGACGGAATTGTACTAGTCGAAAGAACAAAAACATTTACTACTGATGGTATAGTTTTAGCTGAAACAACAAAAACTTTTACAGCAGATGGTGTTGTAAAAGAGATAAATACAAAAATATTTACTGTCAATGGTCTTGTAAAAGAAATAAATACTAAAACTTTTACAGCAGATGGTGTTGTAAAAGAGATAAATACAGTAACTATTAGTGCAGATGGAATTGTTAAAGAGATTAATACTAAGACATTTACTGCTGATGGTGTAATAGAAAAAATAACTTTTAAAACCTTTACGGCAGATGGAATTGTTAAAGCGACTGATATAGCTACTATTACATTAGACGGAGAAATTCATTATGAAAAGTTTGCTCCTCTAGGAGAAAAAAGAAAACAAGGTTTATTTAATAAAAAAGATATGCCTAAGTTTCGTAGTAGAAGAAGTAATCCATTACACAATAACGAAGATACACCAGTTTTATTTAATAAATTGAAAGAAAGGTTAGATTATCATTAATAATGTATATATTAAATAGTACTAATTTAAAAAGACCAAAGGAATTAGCCAGAGAATTTGTCTATCAAAAGACAGATATTGATACTATTAGAGGTAAAACCACAAGAGATGTTAGTGCTATAAAAGAAAAATATACAATGTATTGGGAAACATTAACTACAGCGGAAGCTGATAATATACTTGCTATTATAAATACTAATAGCTCTGTTGCTTTTTCTGTTGATGACGGAATATTACAAATATCAGAAGTCTATGTATTTCCATATATAGCTAGTAAGGAATATGATATTGTTGGTAGTAATTATTTTGTTAAACTTACTTTAGAATTAATAGTTCAAGAAGAAGAAACTTAATTATAATTAAGTATTTAAAATGAGTTACTTATTAGATGGTACAGAAATACCAAGACCAAAAGAATTTTCTAGGGAATATACACCTGTTTCTCAAAGGCAAACAACTATTTCTGGTAAAACAGGACTTGACTATAGAAAGTTACATAAAGAAGTATATACACTTCGCTGGGAAGTTTTGTCAAAAGCAGAAATAGATACTATTTTAACTATATTAGACAAAAAGGAAATAGTTACTTTTTCTATTAGCGAAAATAACTTAACTATTTCTGAAATAAATGTTATAGTAAATATAAGTGCTATAGAATATAGTGTTCAAGGGGATAATTATATCGGTTCTTTAGAGTTAAAGCTAACTCAAGAAGAATAACTTGACAAATAAGATTATTAAGTTCATAATTTATAAAGATATGTCAAAAAATATACTTCATACTAAAGCAGAAGTTCTGCGAAAAAATATTCAACCAGAAGAAGGCGTAATTGATGCTATTGTAGGCTCAACAAGTGTTTTAGATAGAATGGGCGATAGTATCAATCAATCAGGATGGGATTTAAAGAATTATAAGACTAACAAAGTTATTTTATGGGGTCATAATGTTACAGAAGATAGACCGCCTATTGGTAAAGCTTTGAAAGTTTGGATTGAAGGCAAGGGAAGTAAGTTAGCAAAATTAATGTTCAAAGTTAAATTTGATTTACAAGATAGTTTTGCTGCTGAAATATTTAGAAAAGTAAAAGAAGGATTCATTAATACTGTGTCAGTTGGATTTATTCCTAAAGAATGGGAAGACTTAGATGAAGAAAATATCTTTGGTGGTAGAAAATATCTTAAACAAGAATTATTAGAATTATCTTTTGTACCTGTTCCTGCTAATCCAGAAGCAGTTGTAGCTTTAAGAGCTATGGGAAAAAAAGATAAAAGATTTTCTCCAACTACTTTTAAAGAAATATATCCAGAAGTAAAAGAGGAAGAACTAGCAGAAGAAAAGGTAGAGGAAAAGGAAGAAGAAAAGATTGAAAAACCAATAGATGCCCCAAAAGAAACAACTCCAGTTAAAGAAGAAGATAAAGAGAAAGAAGAAATTATTATTGAAGAAGAAGAAGTAAAAGTCGAGGAAGTATCAGAAGTTAAAGAAGAAGATACTAAAGAAGAAGAAATTGAAAAAGTTGTTGAGGAAGAAAAAATTGAGGATGAGAAAGAACTTGATAAAGAAGAAGAAGAAATTGATAAGGAAGAAATTAAAGAGGAAGAAATAATTGAAGAAGAAACTGATAAAGAAAAAGTAGAGGAAGAAAAAGAACCAATTGAAGAAGTAGAGGAAGAAGTTAAAGAGGAAGAAGTAGAGGAAGAAAAAGATATTAAAATAAGTAAAAAGATTATTCCTTTTAAAGATTTAGATACTTTACCTGAAACTGAGATTTGGGATGGACCAGGTGAAATGGCTAAGGCAGAAGTTAATGATTTAAAAGTTATGTGTACTTGGTTTGATACAGAAAAAGCAGATAGTAAAGGGTCTTATAAATTACCACATCATAAAGCTGAAGGACACAAAGCTGTATGGCGGGGTGTTGCCGCATCTATGGCTTCACTTTTAGGAGCTAGAGGTGGTGTTACAATTCCAGAAGAAGATAGAAAAGGTGTATATAATCATCTAAAAAAACATTATATACAATTTAATAAAGAAGTTCCTGAATTTAAAATGGTTGAGGAACAAATACTTGCTACACTAGGGGAAGAAATACATGCTCTGTCTTTAGATAGAGAAGATAAATACATTACTAGATTGATTAAGAAAGTATTAAAGAAACAAAACGAAACAAAAGTAAACGAATATAGTACAAAGCAAGTAAAAAAAGCTTTGGCAATTATTGATTTAGCACTATCATTTTATAAGACAGACTCATTAAAAGGAGGTGAAAAATAAGGTTAAATCTTATTATTATTTATAATATATAAGTAAATCCTGAGCGCAGTAGATAGTTACTGAGAAATATGAAACAACCTATGGATACAAAAAAATTTGAAGAAGATTTGAAAAAGTTAGTTACAAAACATGGACTAAAGGCGGCTGATGAAAAATCAGACGAAGTCGTGCAAGAGCAAAAAGCTCCTGAGGATAATGGTGAAACTAAAGTAGTCGCAGATTTAGCTGGTAGTATTGCTAAGAAATTAGCTGGTATTATTAGTGATAAAAAGGGCTATGGTGAAGCAGATAAGAAGGTGTTAGATAATACTATACGTTCTAAAATATTCACTAGTTGGGCTGGACTAAAAGAAGTTGAATATCCGTCTAATTTGAGTTCTCTTTCTAAAGAGGAAAAAATTGTGACGTTTTTCAAGGCATTAGTCTACTCAAAAAGCGACCCTAATTCTCAACAAGTATTAAGAGCATTGGTAGAAGGAACAGCGTCAGAAGGTGGATACTTAGTTCCTGAGGAACTACGAAGAGAAGTATTCCGCGTACTTCCTGATATGACTGTTATGAGGCGTTTAGCTAGAATTCTACCTATGTCTACCGATACTTTGAAATTGAATAGTTTGAGTGCTAGACCTACAGCTTACTGGACTGCTGAATATGGTTCTAAGTCTACTACTTCTGCTGAATTCGACCAGGTGAGTTTAACTCCCAACGATCTTGTTTGTTTGTTGCCAATTTCTGAGCAACTATTAGCTGATGCTAATATCAACCTCGTTTCGTTCATAATCGAATTATTCGCAGAAGCTATTGGATTAGCTGAAGATAAAGCATTCTTTACTGGTACTGGAACAGGACAACCTAGAGGTATTAGTATCGAAACAATTTCAAACCAAGCTGTAGGCGGTGCTACTATATCATTTGATGATTTATTAGCGTTGATTGATTTAGTTCCTCAAAGAATATCTCAATCTCCTAAAGCTGCATTTGTTGGACACAGATATGTCAAGAGATTGCTAAGAACACTCAAGGACGGCAACAACAACTACATTTGGAGAGATGGACGTGGTGGTGTAGGGGGTGGTGCTGAAATCGTAAGATTACCAGACACTATCTATGGTTATCCGTTCTATGAACAGAATGACCTTAGCCAATCCCAGCTCTATTTCGGTGATTGGTCTTTCTACATTATTGGTGACCGACAAACTATGGCTGTACAAACTACCACAGAAGGTGGTGATGCATGGCGTCGAAACGCTATGGAAATCAAGGCAGTTGAAAGAGTCGATGGAAGGTGTGTAATCACTTCACCATTTGCGAAACTAACGGGAATTTAATTTGGATAAACGGTATTTGACCTATATAAATTGGAGTCTAACATAGCTCTGTCCGAAAAATTACTCAGTATGTTCAAGGGGGTAGAGGATGACTGCTACCCCCACAAAAGATTTGTCCTTTTAAGTGAGGGTAGGTGAGGTTCATAACATTAACCACTATATAGGGCTACACTTACCCCGACCTAAGATGATAAATATAAAAATTAAAGCTACAGGTGAGATAAAATCAGTAACTCCTAATGTTGCACACGATTTAATTGATAAGGGGATAGCTGAGGTATCTAAAGGAAATAAATATAATACTAGAAAACAATCGTCTTATATTAATAGACAGATGGTATCTGTTAGAGGAAAAAGTAAAAGTAATTTTAAAAACAGGCGTGTTTCTCCAAAAAAATGATTTAGCTTGATAAGTTATTTCTAAAGTGTCATAATAAATATATGAGTGTAAAATCAAATGCCTTAACTACAGCAGAGAGAGTTGCTGATTATGCTGGTCTAGGTACACTAACCGGAACTAAGTTAACTGTAATGGAGAATATTATTAATTCTGTTAGTGATTTCATAGAAAATTATACAGGAGTAATTTTTAAAGAAACTACTTATACCCATGAAGAATATAGTACCGAAAGAACGCAAACACTTAATCTAAAACATTATCCTATTTCTACAACAGCAGATTTTTTATTTGAAAGAAGAACAAGCGCACTAAATAATGACGATTGGGAAACGGTTGATAGTCAGTACTATCATGTAAATTATACTAATGGAATAATAGAATCTGTTTATGGTGCTTATTTTGCAGTAACTATAAAAGGATATAGAGTTACTTATACTGCGGGATATGATTTTGATAATTCTTCAACTTTTTTATCTGATACAGATGCGGGAGATGTTGAATTAGCTACTTGGATGTTATGCGAAGCTATTTATAATAGACGAAAAGGTGGTTCAGGAGTAAGGTCAGAAAGAATAGGCGATTATAGCGTTACATATACCAGAGTATTAATGGAGAATGAAGATATTAAAGCTATACTAGACAAATATTCTCTTGATGATACTATTGGTGTTATTACACCAAGTCAGATATGAGTATACATAGATTTTTTACAAAGCAAGTAGTTATTAGAAGGCTATCTACTATAAGTGGAAGAAAAAAAGCTTTTCAAAGTACAGCTACAGTTGATTGTCATATTCAAGAGATGTCTAAAGAAGCTAGACAAAGATTAGGTATTATTGAGGAAAGAGCTTGGAATTTATGGGCTGATATTGATTCAAATATACTAGAGGGCGATACAATGATTGATGAAAATGATATAGAGTATACAGTAAGGGAAATTACTAAGAAAGATTATGGTGTTAATGAACATTTACAAGTAATATTAGAGGAAGCAAATGCCTAATATAACTATTCATGTTAAACCAACTTTTGAAAAGTTAGGAAAAGCCTTTGGTGATGTAAATATTAAGGGTGTTTTAATAGATGAGATTAATAAGATGGCTTTTAATGTTGAGCGTTATGGAAAACAATTAAGTCCTGTAGATACAGGAAGATTAAGAGGAAGTATACATATATCTCCCGCTTCAATAGGTGGCTTAGAAGCTATTATTGCAACAGGTACTGAATATGCTATCTATGTTCATGAGGGAACTAAGTTTATGCGAGCAAGACCTTTTATGGAGAGAAGTATTCCTTTTGCAGAAAGAGCTATGTTAGGTGATATGCCTGGAAGAATAGATGAGGCGTTTGCAAAACAATTTAAAAAGTTATAAGATTATAATATAATATAAATATGACATCTGGAGTTTATATAAGAACTGAAAAGCATAAACAAGCCTTAAGAGGAAGAAAAATGCCTAATAAAGGTAAAAAAAATCCTAATATGGCTAGAGTGGGAAAAAAGAATGGTATGTATGGTACTAAAGGTTGGTATGGTTGGAGAAATATTTCAGGATTAGGAAAAGGATTTCATGGTAAGCATACAGAAATTACAAAATTAAAAATGAGTTTAACAAAAAAAGGAAAGCCAAGTAAATTAAAAGGAAAGCCGCGACCACAATATCAAGGAGAAAATTCTTCTAATTGGAAAGGTGGTATTACAAATAAAGATAATCTACAAAGGGGTATATTCAAGAGATATATTCAGAAAAAGGTTTTTGAGAGAGATAATTATACTTGTCAGTTATGTGGTAAAAGGGGTGTTAAACTACAAGTAGACCATATTCAATCTTGGAAAGATTATGTTGAGCTTAGATTTTGTATAGATAACTGTAGAACTTTATGTATGGATTGCCATTATTTTATTACTTTTGGAAAAACTAAACCAAAGGAAGTTAAAACTTGGGGGCATAACTTTAAGTTTCGCCAGAAAGGAGAGTACTAACATTTCTTGGCAAATTTTACGCCCCCAGATCAAAACACTATTAGATACTATTTCTACTTTTCAAGAGGTTTCTAAATCTCCTAAGATTAAATTTAGTGGTTATCCTGCGGCTCACGTTGTACCTTCTGAGAACTCAGGTGATTATGAGACGACAAGCGAGAATATACGAACCTATGCTTTTATTGTAAGGATATTTTATGAAACAAAAAATACAAATATAGAAGATGCTATGGTTGCTTTAGAGGAAGTAGTTGATTCTGTAATAGATAAATTTGACCAAGAGGATTTAAAAGGCTCTACTGATAGAGTTATTGGAATAGGATTACCTGCTAATTATATGTTTATCAATATGTTTGCACATCCGAATAAATGGGGAGAACTACCACAAGACCAGTTGATTGTTGCCGAAGTAACTGTTAAAGTTAGATTATCAATTGATATTTCATAATCAGCTTGACAAATTATATTACTAAGTTCATAATTATAATATGACCAAATTTATTGGAAGATTAGTCAAACTCGGTGTAGGTCGAGAAACCACAAGAGGTGCTGGTGCTAGTGCCGTTTATCAAATCCCTAGAACAGCATTGTCTTTTGATGACAAAATTGTTAAGGCACGTTCAATTGGTTCTTTAGGTAATCTAGCTGATTCAGAAGAAGCATTTGTTACTACAAAATATGGACAAGGTGATTTAGAAGGTGAAGTTAGGGCTAGTAGCTTTGGTTTATTACTCTACTCAATGCTTGGTACTTGCTCAACCAGTGGACCAACCGATGAAGCCTATACTCACGCTTTTACTGTTAGTCAAAGTAATCAACATCAATCATTGGCTTTTGTAGTTACTGATGAGAACACTACAGAATTATACAAACTTGTAATGCTTGATAGTTTAGAATTAACTGCTGAATTAGACCAGATTTTAATGTATAGTGCTTCGTTTATGAGTAAGACTTCAAGAAGCACAGGATTAACTGTTCCTGACGCTATTGCAGAGAATAAGTTTACTAAGAAACATTTATCAGTTAAAATTGCATCTGATATTTCTAGTTTAGGTGCGGCTACTGCTATTTCAGTTAAATCTTTAACATTAAATATTTCTAAGAATGTTGCTTTAGATGATGTCCTTGGAACTGCTGAACCAGAAGATATATTAAATAGACAATTAAGTGTCGAGGGTGAACTAACTCTTAACTATGAAGCTGAAACATATAAAGATTATATGAAAGATGGTGACCATAAAGCTATGCAAATTGCTTTTACTAATACTGATGATACTCTTGGAAGTGGATCTACAAATCCATCTCTTACAATACAGATGCCTAAAGTAGACTTTTTTGATTGGGAACCAGCATATGACTTAGATGAAATTGTAACTCAAAAAGTTGCATTCAAAGCAAGTCGTGATGTATCTAATGACCAAGAGATAATTCATTCTTGTTCTTTAGTGAATGCAGTATCTAGTTATTAAGAATTAAAAATTTAATGTAATCTTATGAAACAATTTAAGATAGTAAAGCGCTTTTCTTTAGCCTTTTTAGGTGATGATTGGAAAGAATGTTATATAAATTTTTCTGCTTTGACTGTTGGAGATATGAAAAATAAATTTCCACAGTTACAAGAATTAAATAAAGATAAAGAGTCTAATGTATCTACAGGATTAGAGGCAATTCTTTCTATATTGAAAGAAAAGTTTATAGACGGGAAAGGGGTTGAGGCTACTACGGGGGATTTAGTTGATTTAGATACAGAGGATTTAGAAGCTTTACCAATGGAAATTTTATCAAAAGCACTCAATTTTTTATCCCAAAGCACGATAGAAGCCTCTCAGAAACTATTAGAGAAGTAATTAGTGCTAAAGGACCAATCCGTAATCCAAAAGGTCTGTTTAAAAAGGCTTTGATTG